GATTTTGCAAAATCCAGTCATTTCTAAGCGCAAGACCGACCTCCATGCCCACCCACGGATCGACGTTAGAATATCCCATATTGACAAACAAGTGCCCATCATCCTTGAGCACACGTTTACCCTCACAAAAGATACTTACCAACCAATCAAGATACTCCTGACGTGGTTTGTCATCATTATACTTGCCATACTTAATGTTTAGATTGTACGGTGGAGATGTAATGATAGCATCTACGCTACCGTCCTCCAACTTCTTCATACCTTCTAGACAATCTTCGAGATATAACATTTTCAAAAACAGGTTTAAGATAGGTCAGTTTATTAGTAAAGTTACCAGTAATCATTATAACTTTATTTAGATCAGATGAAAAAATCTTTAGATTACTAAAATTACTATTTTTTGGTTTAGTCCACTGATATTTCATTTCATCATGAGGAATGATACAAGAAAGATGTTTCTCAATAACACCATCTTCATTAGGAATAAGTTTTACAAGAACATGCCAATTAGTTTTTTCATATCCATTTCCAGTCCAAGATACATCATCATATTTTCCAGTTTTTTTATTCAGATTATCTGATAGACTATTTTTCCATTCCACCCAAGTAGATTCTACCATATAATCTTTTGAATTTCCCTCAGACTGAACAAAACTTGGCAATTCTATTTTAATTTTTTCAGTGAAGATTTCATCAATAATTGGAGAAATTGCTTTTGTTTTTTCCTGAGTTTGTCTACCGGCAAATACTTCCCTGAAAGGTCTGCGATATAAAACTTCAAATTGAGGTAAACTTACATTGTTCCATTCATCAATAACTTTTGGTAATGCTACTTTGATGGCATCTACCAAGTCTTGAATTTCCCTATCCATGAAAAGAATTTCTATACCAATGGATTATAAAACACAAAAAAGGGAACGTCAAGCCCCCGATTTCATTCGGTTTCTTCTACCTGTTTAAGGTGCGTGGTTAAAGCACCTTTCCATTGCTCTTCGGTATACCCGCAGGCAATAAAAAATCTACGGACCATTTCCAAAAACTGGTTTTCGTTGAGATATGGATCATCACAACTATGTCTTACATCCTCAGAAGGAAGGATAAACTTTGCTTTTGGGTTTGTATGCCAAGCAGCATTCTCATTCTCATGGCGATATGTAAACTCAAAACTTCCCCTAGACATCACTCAGTCTCCTCTACACGCTTCTTCTTGGAACCAATGTTGTATTTGGTTTCAAGAATCCAGTCGCCTTTGTCCTTATAAGCAAGGACTTTGATTTGGTTGAGTGGAGCAATATCTTGAATCTTGGTTACATCAACAATAGTGATGAGTCCCCAGTCAGCAAGCAGTTGGGCAATGCGATTACGGCGTTGGACATCATTCACCGTCAGGTTTGCATGTTTACCATCAAGGGCAAACAGTTCCTTAAAGTGAACCAGATAGTATCTACCTTGCTTGTGGAGAATATGGCAGGACTGGTAAATCTTTTTTTCTTTTCTTGAAGCTACTCCGATACGAGTCAGAGTTTCACGCACTTTCAAAAAGTCGTCTGGTTCACTAAGGACCACTTCAACCATTTGTTCGGGCGACCACTTCACTTCGGGTTCTTGAACCACACTCATTTTGTTCCTCCAGTTTCAAATTTCGATTTAATAAAATTAAGTTGTTCTTCTGTAAGAATCCTCAAAGCTTGTTTTGCCTTCTCATTACTATAACCATAATAACGTTTGACATAATCAAGATCTTTGATTTTATCTTGTCTGAGCCAGGGAGAGAATCTCTTCTTTTTCCTCACAATATTTATAAGAAAATCATATTGCATCTTCTTTGGGAGAAAATGCCATCGATTCATCTCATTGACAAACATCAAAGTGTCAATATGACCAGAAAAACAACGATTGACAATATAAGGAGGATATTCCTTCTCAAGCGAAGGATCTTCATCAATCAAATTCTTTTTTGTTTGATTAATACTATTCAACCAATCTTTAAGTTCCGTCATCGTATAATCTCCAAGTCTTTATCAGATTCCCACAATTCAAGTTCTGTACGAAGTCTTCCTTCAGATACTAACTTATCGTATCTTTTAGATGCTTTCTTCTTCCACCATTCAATAACCTCTTCAGGTTCATAACCAAACTTAGAAAAGTAATACCTTTTCTTTTCTGTTAAAGACTTTGCTTTTTTGATACATGCATTGAACTCTTCCAACTTTTGCTCATCTTGCAATGAGTTTCTAATAATAGAAATCATCTTAGTTTGAATTTTGAGTTTCTTGGAAGACTTATCTGCAGAGATCAAACGTTCTCCATCATTTGCATTATTGTTAAACCACCAGAACATCTCTCTGAAGTAATCATCATGGAACAATGGCAAGAAGTTACTCTCAGTATCACCAATATGACGGATATATGGTTTGAGTCCGTCGTACATTGATACACCTTTTGTAGTTCCATACAAAGATGTTGTCTCAAAGTATTGGAGATCTGTTCCATACTTTTCATCAAATTGCCTCTTCAAAAAATTAGAAGATGCAAGAAGAGCAAGAAGTTTTCCGCCAAGATAGTTATATCCAAAGGGTTGTACTGGAACAATATTGAATCCCATTACAAACTCATGATTGATCTTTGACAGTGGTAAAACCTCTCCAAAGTAATCATTTCTTGGTTTAGAGTTGATTGTTGGTGATCCAAACCTAACAACTCCAATAACTTTCTTCGTGGTGTCTTCAGTAACCATCCACTTAATAGTCCGTCCAGGAATTGCTTCCTCGATGGCATTAGAAGCAGTGATATTCAATACTTCAGAATAAAGATCCTGATTATACTTTGTTTTTGGTTTTAAACTAGTATCAACTTCATGAATGGTAAAAGACATCTCCGAAGGATGAATTGAAAAGTTTGAAAAGATTTCATCTTCAGGACCAAACAATCTGCCAAGGGAATTGGACATCCTACTCTGCTTCACAAATCGCATATAATCATCGATGCGATTGAAGTTTGAGTAGTAATCAATAAATTGATCTGCTGCCCATATAGCGTCTTTTTCACTCAGTAGTCCCATATGACGTTTCGTCCTCTACTAAAAATTGTGTTTCATACTCAAGAAGTTCAACTGGTGTTTCAATATAATTATCGACAACGTCCATTGGTTTGGTATACCATTTAGGTCCAACTGCTTTCCTTAAAAGTTGAATATTTTGTTTCTTATACTTCACATCAGTATGTGCTTTAATAACAAACTCATTATTACGATTTGAAGTCAAGAGCGACAGAGCACGATTTTCTTCTGGTGTAATAATAATTGTAGTACAAGCAGTCAAAAATAACTGGCGATAGAGTTCGTAATTGGAAAAATAGAGATCAGCATTGTCCATAATCATTCTTCCAACAAATTGAGGAGAATAACAATGGTCCTTAGTCAGTGCCCATTCAGGTTCTTCATTTTTCTTTTTTACAGCATTTTCACTAACCAATCCAGAAGGAATTGATAATGAATGAACAGTATTGTAAAAAGAATGAGTAATTGCTCTAACATGATCCTTACAATCTCTGTTAGAGTTCCACTCATCAATATTGGATTTGAGTCCATTGAAAGCGATTTTGCAATAAACTTCAACTCTCTTCTTTTGTTCTGGTTGAAGATTGTTGTAGTTCTTCACGATGTTCATAATCAGGTTCATTGTATTTTAAAAATTCCCAGAAGGTCAATTTCATTTCCTTCTGGGTCATCCCACAATGCTTGGCAGCAGCGGGCAAATTCATTGTAGCACGAAAAAGTGCCTCTGTCGCTTCTTTGACGTTTTTTGGGGTGGTCTTAACCTTTTCTTCCACAAGTTTAGTTTTATCGATAATCAATAGTCCCATTTATTTCTCCTACTTCTGTGGTAAGCGTATCAAAGAATCTGTTGACACTTTGTGCCATTAAACGATATCCAGTACCAACATAGATTTGGCCAAGAAGAACTCCTACAGTACAGATTCCCCAAAAGATGTAATAATGTGATGATTTCATTTGTGCTAATACTTTGGTTTTTTTGTTTTTCATAGTCAAACAATCAACTTTTTACTTGGTGATTTAATCACCGAGAACATGTCCTTATATTGCTCCTCAATTTGTTCTTGTGGATCGGCAATATACACAATGTATTTTTTGGTAATTTCAATTTCTTCATCCTTTCCTTTAAGAAGAGGTGACCATGGAGCAAATCCCAATTGACCGTTTCCAGCAGGAACGGCAACAATAGGATTAGTAATTACTATAATTTCCGTCAGATTATCTTTTACATCGGCAATAACATCTTCACCAGACCACATACGAATCAGTTTTACATTCATTTAAAATTACACTCCACCATTAGTTCAGTTAAACAAGCAAGGATATTTATCTCTTGGTCTGCTACGAACGCCGACTGATACTGATACTTAGCAAGCACAAGCACAGCAGCAGGAATACTATTGTTTTCAAGGGATGTATAACAAGCATCGTAAATACGACGCATAAGTACAGTAGTATCATTATCCATGTTAGATACCACCCACTTCCGAACTTCTGGGAAATTCTTTTCTTTAAGGTTTTTAACGAGTTCATTTACGGCAACATCAGAGAAAGTAGCAAGAATACCAGCATCAATCTTTCCACTTACAGAGTAACGCTGACACTCATTAAGAACACGACGCCAATCGGGGAAGTGCTTATTAACAAGTTCTACCAGGACCTTGTTATCAGATTCAACACCTTCTGCAACCAGGATTTCTTGGAGACGCTTGAAGAATTGTGCGGCAATGGACTGACGCTCTTTTCCTTTGATGGAAAAGTCCACGACGGCGCAGCGGGAATGGAGAGGTTCGAGAATCTTGTTCTTGTAGTTACAAGTGAAGATGAATCGACAGTTCCCAGCAAACTCCTCAATAAACGCCCGTAGGAGGAGTTGAACATCGTTGGATGTGTTGTCAGCTTCGTCAATGATGATGACCTTGTGTTTAGAATCTGACGTAAGTGAGACGGTCGAAGCGAAGTTTTTCGCATTGTTTCGGACAGTATCCAGAAATCTGCCCTCGTCGGATCCGTTGATGACATATACATCTGCTCCAAGTTCGTTACACAGTGCTTTGGCGACGGTAGTCTTACCAATACCAGGAGGACCTGCCAAAAGCATATTGGGAATCTCGCCCTTATTTAGAAACTCCTGAAACATCTGCTTGGCAGAGTCAGGGAGAATACACTCTTCAATAGTCTTTGGGCGATATTTCTCAACCCAAATAAAATTACTCATAATAAATTACTCACCAATAGTGTGAATCACTGGTTTCTCGTGTGCCAGTATACGATACAAGTCTG